GAACGGGGCAACAAGGTCAAGCTCCTGTGGCCGCACAAGATGGACGAGCCGTTGGGAAGGCTCACTGAGCTCAGGGAAGACCAGAGTGGGCTATACGTCCAGGGGGTCATATCCGATACCCGCAGGGGAAGGGACGCATTGGCCCTTCTCAAAGACAAGGCCATCGGTGAGATGTCCATTGGCTTCGATGTGCAGGAAAAGGCCACCGACTACACGAAGATGGAAGATGGCTCCTCGATCCGCAACCTACGGGAACTCAGGCTATGGGAAGTTTCCCTAGTCACGTTCCCGGCCAACGAGCAGGCTCAGGTATTGGCCCTAAAGGACAAGAGATTGGAAACCAAATCAGACAAGCTAAGGGAGATCAAGCGCCTACTGGACGAAGTGATAGACATGGAGGAGAAGTCCCCGCCCTGGCACATCGAGGAAAGGGACGGGGAATACTGTGTTGTCAAGGATGAGGACAATTCCGTAGAGAAGTGCCATAGCACGAGAGATGAAGCTACCGCCCATTTGAGGGCGCTGTACGCGAATGTAGAAGATGCAAAGTCCGTAAGCGACGCATCCGAATCGGAGGCCGGGCCGTCAGAGGACACCCACCTCAAGGAAACGGAAGAAGCTATGCGGTTGGAAATAGAAATCTTGGAGGTGTCATAAGTGGAGCTTTGGGAAGAGAAACAGCTCGAAGCATCCGCGAAACTCGACAAGGCCAAGGAGATCCTAGCCTCTGATGCAGAGGACAGGATCGAGAAGGCAAAGCCGTTCATCGAGCAGGCCAAGGCGCTAAAGGCCGAAGCCGCCCAGCTTGAGGAAATCAAGACCCTCGGGCAGGAGTTCGAGGAGGCCAAGTCCAAGGCCGAGAAGCAGGAAGATAAGGCCAGGACTGCTCCCAAGCAGTACAAGTCGTTTGGTGAATGGTTGATCTCTGTGGCTGCGGCTGGAGATCAGCGCAAGGGATTCCGAACCGATCCTAGGTTGCTAGGTTATCGCCTCGATGATGAGGACGATATGGCAGCCCCTGGATGGACGGTTGGCCCTGGCGATACCAAGGCCACGATGGTCGAGAACGTAGGGGCGAGGGGTGGATTCCTGGTTCCTACCGAGTTTCGTGCGGAGCTTTTGGGTGACGAGTACGAGAGGAACTTTGTAAGGCAGAGAGCTACGATCATCCCCATGCGCCGGCGACAGGTCAATATCCCGACGCTGGATCAGACTGGGACCACGGCCAATGTGCCTCACCAGTACGGCGGTATGTACGCCACCTGGACCGAGGAGCAGGGGCTAAAGACCCAGGTTGACCCGACTTTCCGTAAGGTCGAGCTGGTGGCTCACAAGCTGGTCTGCTACACGCGAGCATCCGATGAGTTGCTTGCGGATAGCGCGATCTCGCTTGAGGGCTTCCTGCGAGGCCCGATGGGATTTCCTGGGGTGATTCGTTGGCAGGAGGAATGGGCTTTCCTCCAGGGGACCGGCGCTGGGATGCCTTTGGGTATCATCAACGCTGGTTGCACCATCACGGTGGCAAGGGCCGCTGACGGCACGGTTGGCATCGCTGACCTGGCAAACATGATGCACCACTTCCAGGGGGACAACCCCGTGTGGCACATCGCCAGATGCCAGTACGCTAACCTGTTGCAGATGAGCGGTCCTAGCGGCAACGCTTCCTACGTGTTCATGCCGAGCGCAAGGGATAGCGTACCGGCGACGCTGTTTGGCTACCCGATCATCTGGACTGAGAAGGTGCCTGCGGCTGGTGAGACGGGTGACGTTTGCCTGTGCGACTGGTCAAGGTATCTGATCGGAGATAGGGAAAGCATCAGCATCGCTTCCACCAACATGGGAGCCCGTTTCCAGTACGACGAAACCGAGTGGCGAGCTGTTCATCGAGTCGATGGTCAGCCGTGGCTTAGCACGCCGTGGACGCTGGCGGATGGTACTCACACCATCAGCCCGTTCGTGATCCTCGGCGGCAAGTCGGCCACGTAGGAGGTGACTGAATGAGTAACTTCACCGAACGGTTCAGCGAGGTATGCGCGGTCCTGGCAGAGCTCGATCCCCACGAGTACGGGGCGGGTGAGCAGAACACGGGCTACGTCAGCTTCGCCAACTACCATCGTGGAGCAGTCATCATCCAGACGGGCGCGATGTCGGCTGCAATCGATGTGGACTTTGAGGAGGCCACTACCACGGCTGGCGCGGGAGCACGCTCCTTCAATGCCGCTGGTAAAGACCTTTCACTGACCACGCCTGGACACGTCTACATCTTCGAGATCAAGTCGGAGGAGTTCTACAAGGTGGCCGGTACCAACTATGACTGCCTGAACGTAGAGCTCACCCTAACCAACAATGCTGAGTTCTCCGTCTTGGTCCTGGGGATTGTGCCCAGGTTCCCGCCTGTCGGGACGACTCTGGTGACTGTGACTGACTAAAGGGTAGACGCGCGTTGATCCTGGGGAGCGGGCAGAGTTCCCTCCTTTGCTCACCCGCTCCCCAAAGGGGGGACGGTGTACGTTAGGTTCAAGACGGTAAAGCACATCGAGATCAGGGGGAAGATGAGACAATTCCAGCCAGGGGATTGGCTGGAGGTCTCAGACCAGCAAGCGAGGGTATGGTTAGCGGATGGGAGTGCGGAGCAGCTTGAATACCCATCCGAATGGCTGACAGACGAAACGGGGATAATCATCCAGGGGGATTTGGACAAAGCGAATCACTGGATGGCCCCGTGGCTGAAGAGTTTGGAGATAGTGCAGGGGCCGCCCGAGTTGTTATGGCCCCACACGATAGTCTGGGATACGACAGTACCTTTACACGCGCACATGGTTCCGTGCGGCATATATCAGTTGAGGACGTGGCAGATAGCGGTCCCACTGGCAAGCTACGATACGCTGGCCCGCGATAAGGGCGATGAAGAGGACAAGAGCCTCACCGAAAAGGTCGTAGGAGACCTACGGGTGCCGCTGTATGACACAAGGCTGATGTTCGTGCGGAAAGAAAAGAAAACGGAGCAGCTTTTCGAGCGATGGCATAACGAGCGGGGAGACCGGCAGATGGCCTTCCTGAGAGCACTTTACCAATCATGCCCCTTGATACTGCCCTTACCTGTCAGCTGGATTGACCCCAAGTACGACAAGAGGTTTGGGGCGTGAGGGGCGTCATATATGTGGCATTTGGAGAACGAGCCAGAACGGAGGTCAGGGAAAGCATGAAGACCCTGAGAGCCTACCACGACCTTCCCATAGCAGTGGTAGGCGAGCGCCCGGTCAAGGGGGCGGCTTACATCCCGTTCGACAATCCGGGGAACGGGGCACGGCGAGCCAAGCTATCCGTCACCGAAGCCGCCCCCCAAAGCTGGACGCAAATCCTCTATCTGGACGCTGATACGAGAATCAGGGGCAACATCGAAGCTGGATTCCACCCCCTCGAAGATGGATGGGATATGAGCATCACGCCATCTATCAAGCAAGCCAGGGAAGTATTCTGGCATCTCGCCTCTGAGGAAACCCATAGGACTTATCTGGAACTCAATAACCCCTTCCCCATTCAATTACAGGGTGGCGTGTGGTGGGTGAATCGAGAATCCACCAGGGAGCTATTCGCCGAATGGCGAAAGCAGTGGGAAAGATGGGGAGGGCCCGACCAGGGCGCTCTTTTGAGGGCCCTCCAGAAGAAGCCGATAAGCATCTGGCTAATGGGTAGGACATTCAACGATGGGGGGCTGGTAGAGCACCGCTATGGCTGTGCTGTTGATGGCAGGGGGTAGCGGCGCGAGGTGGAAGTATGACTACCCAAAGGAAATCGCCCTGGTGAACGGGACACCCAACGTCAAGCGAACGGCTGACATGGTAGGGGATTGCCTGGTAGTCAGCCACAAGCCCGAAGTGCGGGCCTTGTTCGATGACGTGGTGGATGCTGAAACGCGGTGGCTATGCGACTCGATTCTCATGGCAAAACCCTACTGGGGACTCACCAATACCATCCTCTTGGGGGATGTGGTCTACACCGAGGAATGTCTGGAAACGCTGTTAGGGGACAGGATAGACGGCTTCTACGGCAACGACACCGAGATATTCGGGATGACGTTTGGGGGTGGCAAGATGGAGGCTGCCCTAAGAGAAGCCTCCAGGTACGCGGCTCAATGGATTCCCTGCAAATACAGGGGGAAGTTGTGGACCGTCTACCGAGCCTACTGCGGCCAGCCCTGCCACCGTCACTACATGGGACCGCACTACGTCCACAT